TTTCCCATTCATATACAACAGATCCAACAACCACAAGTGCTACCAATCCTCTATACATTGGAGCTAGAGCAGGAGTAATAGCGCCCTTAACTGGGTTCATTGCCGAGATTATATATTACGACTCCGTTCTGTCAGTGGCGGACGTGTTGCAAGTAGAAAGCTACTTAATTGACAAATGGGGAACTTAATGCGGTCTTGTGATACGAAAATATGTTAAGTAGGCTATACGCAATAACGTATACCTACTAACTAAAAGGATTATTATGGCACAAGTAGATTGGGCAAGCATAATGAACGGCAATAGCCAACCCAAGAAGCGGTACAGTGGGGCTAATGTTAAGTTCTTTTATGCTTACAACGAAAACAAAGAAAAGAGTCTAGCAGAAGGTCGGCCAATATTTGATGAGATACCATCTATTTCTATTCAATGGCCAGGTGGTGATGAAACTGTAAGACGTATAGAGCCGCAAGATATTCACGAATATCCAGAGCTTTATGAACGATTCAAAGCTGGTAGTGAGCCTGTTACAGAGGGAACTCCATTAGCTGAATGGGCTATGATGAGCGGTTCTGCTTTACGAGAACTTAACTATCTTGGCTTTAAGACAGTGGAGCAATTAGCTGCTGCCACAGACGAGGTAAAGCGAAAGATTGGACCGTTATCTAAGTTAGTAAAGTTAGCTAAGGATTGGTTAGAAGCTGCTAATTCAGATCAAAACCAAGTAGTAAAGTTACGCCAGCAATTAGAGCATGAGACAGCAAAAAGACAGGCTTTAGAGGAAAAGCTAGAGCTATTTTTGCAGCGTATTGAAGCTAACGAAGGAACAGACCTTAGAGGCAAGCGACAAGAAATTGCGGTTGAACTAGATGCAGAGCCTGTAGAAGAACCTGCTAAAAGACGAGGTAGACCAAGAAAAGAATGAGCTTATCCACGGTAATTCAGAATGTTGCAAATGAAGCAGGGTATACGGTATCGCCTAATATCATAACGGCAACAGATACTACTACAAAACAGCTTCTTGCTATTGCTAACAGAATTAACCGTGAGATATTTGAGCAGTATCCCTGGACAAAATGTTATGCTTCAGGGTCAATTACGTTAGTGGCAGGTCAGGCGGAGTATGCTTTACCTGCCGCTTTTTCGTACTACCAATACGATACCTTTTGGAATCAGAGTAATCGGTGGCGTGTTATTGGCCCGATGACACCTCAAGAGTATGCCGACATTAGAGGATTTGGACTAAACACGACAATTTATCAACGGTTTCAAATTCGTGGCATAAGTAACAATCAACTACTGATCAGCCCGACACCAGGAGCTAGCAATAACGGTGATGTAATTATATTTGAGTATATATCGGACCGTAGCGTAAGACCTAAAACGTGGGCAGCATCTACAGCTTTTGCGGCCAATAGCTATTGTTTTTACAACGGTAACTATTATCAAACTACTGCTGGTGGCACTACAGGCGGCACACCACCTACACACACGAGCGGATCGGTATCAGACGGTGGAGTAACTTGGACGTACTACAATGGGGCATACGATAAGTTTTTAGCTGATACCGACACTTCATTATTCAACGAAAAAGTATTAGAGCAAGGTGTGTTAGAGCGATTTGCAGAGGTGCATGGACTTGACGGTATTAAGCCAAAATTCCAAGTGCAATTGCATGAGGAATGGTCGAGAGACATGCCGAGCAAGATTTATTATGCAGGTAGTATACAAAGGGCGGAGATCTTTGCTCGAAACGGTGTAGCAGTATTTGGGACTTGGATTTAATTATGGAACAACAAAACATACCTCAACCACCTCCACAAGCACAGGGTAGCGCACAAGGAACGTACCTTTGGTATGTTAGTAATGGTTTTCCTCCACAGATGGCGTACGACCTCACCGTTGAAAAGTTTGGTCCTCCGAAGAGCGCTGAAGAGCAAGCAAGAGAAGCTGCAAAGGCAGCAGAAAAGTTTGGTTATGCCAAAATAGGTGGACAATTACTGGGAGGTGCTGGTGGCATCTATGCCGCAGGTAAGTTAGCTGGTCTTGGTGGAGCTGCTGGAGCTGGAGCTGGAGCTGCTGGAACAGGGGCAGTTGCACAACCTGCATTATTAGGCGGAGCGAAGATTCTAGGTGGTGGTGGTGCTGCTGCTGGAGGTGGAACGGCTGCTGGAACTACTGCGGCTGGAAGTAGTGCATTAGGATCAATCGGATCTGTAGCGCTACCTGTTGCTGCTGCGGTAGCAACATTAAGTAATGCCTGGGAAACTGGTATGAAAGACATAGTTAGAGGTCGAGGAAATCGCCAAGATTGGACAAATCAAGCTGTAAATTTAAGTGGAATAGGTCTGTTAGGCAATATGGGATTGCGTTTGTTAGGCAAGCCGTCTATTGGCGCAATGATGATGTCTGGCAAGTCTATGCCGCAAAAAATACGAGATGATTTCAGAGGACATTTAAAGGAAGCTGGAGTAGCTGATGACGACTACATGGTTACGTTAGCTGATGGAACTAAGTTCAACATTGGCTTAGATGGTAAAACAAAATATCAAAACGTTGGGGAAAACATTGACGGAAAAAGTGAACGCAACGCATGGGATGTAGACTTTAGCAATCCTTTAGCTGAGTTTGCTGTAGAAAAATTAGATCCTATGATTAAGGGCATTTATGGCGGCGACAATCCAGATGCAAAAGTATTTCCAAGTCAATTTACTGGAATGTTGGTAAATGCCGCTACGAGCAATGCACAGTCAGAGGAGGATGTAATTGCAAACATTGAAAGCATGCTTGGCGAATCAAAGTTTGCTAAGGGATTAGGTCTTACACCTCCTAAACCAGCGGCTCCAGCAAAGGCTGAAAAAGGTGAAGTAGCACGAGTATCGCCTGGTATGTATGTTGATGACAAAGGGAAGGTAAGACCTGCTAATACTATGCGAGCAGCTTTAGAGAAAGCATATAAAAAAAACAAGTCTAAGAAAAAAAGTGAGGAGCTATAATGGCAAAGGGATGGATGAGTAAAGACCCAAGCGAGATGACTGCACGACAGCAACGACGTATGCAGTATATGGAAAAGCGTGGTCGTGGTGGCAGAGTAGCTGGTCAACCAACTGAGATGCCACAACAGACTGAAAGGCAAGCTAGACGGCAACGTTTTTTGGAGCGAAAGCAAGGCAGACAAGAGCAAGCTGTGCAAGATTGGAGACAGTCTCCTCAAGGCTCGATGGATAGGTTTACAAGGAACTTGCCAAGTAGTTACGAAGATTGGGCAACGCAGCAGTACAATCCAAATGCACCACAATCCGGTTATCAACCCTTTGGGATGGGACCAACTGATATTACACCAAACCTGACGCAATTACCTCAAGATATGTTTCGTAGCGACAACCCGTTGGATCCAAACCTGTACACACAAACACCAGATGGGCGCACTATCGGAACATACATAGGCTATCCAGGCGCAGGTATGCAAACAGGTGGATGGGTTACACCGCAACGTCCAGATGCGTCAAGTGTTGGTAATGCCGTTGGTGGGTTTGCTGGACAGCAAATGACACAAAACCCTTTGGATGCTAATCCGTTTGCTCAAAGCCGCAACAAAAGGGCAACTCCCTATGGGCCAGTAGGATCTGCGCCATTTAGAATGCAAAGGTAGAGCATGCCGCTTCAGGGTTTTACAATGCCACCACCATATAGAGGGCTAGATCTAGTATCCTCTGTAGATAATATGGATCCAAACTTTGCGTTGGAATTGGTAAACGTATTCCCTGGAGCTGGTGCGCCTACTGTACGGTTAGGGTACACACAGTTTGCAGATGTAGGGCTTACAAGTCCGTTAGAGTTTGCAGATACTCTGAAGCTAAAGAATGGCACAGAGCAGCTTATCACTGCTAACAACACGAAAGTGTATTCAATAAACTCTAGCGGAACTGTTACAGATATAACTAATTCCTCACCTCACACAAACGCTAATTTTCAAAGTGTAAGTTACGCTAACAATATTTACCTAGCAAACGGTGTAGATAACTTTAGTGTCTACACTGGAACAGGAAGTGTGCAGGACGCTACGTTTACCTACACTGGAGCCACAGCGAGCGATATTATTAACGTTACGGCCTATCGTGAACGTCTTTACATGGTAGAGAAAGACTCATGCGTTGTACATTATGGTGGAACACAAGTTACTGGTGTTGGTGGAACACCTGCTACTAATAGTTTTGATTTTCAATATGTATTCAATAATGGTGGTTTTTTAGTAGCCGTTGGTTCTACAACTAATCAAACTGCACAAACGTCTCAGGCTTTATTCTGGGCGTGTAGCAGCGAAGGTGAGATGGTATTTTTTAGTGGCACTAGTCCAAGTGATACTAACTGGGGATTAGTAGCTAGATACTATATTGGTAAGCCGCTAGGTTATAGAGCGTTTGTAGAGATAAACTCAGACACATGGGTTTTAACGCAACAAGGAATAGTGCCAATCTCCGCACTGTTCCAGATGAGTCCTGAACAAGCGTCTAATAGTGTAAGTGCCAGAATCAATCCTTTTATCAGTGATTACAGCAAGCTACTACCATTTAGCCACGATTGGAGTGGAGTGTTTTGGCCAGCAGGTAGACGAGTTTACATAACAGTGCCAACTAGTAGCACTACGGTTTCATATTTAGTCTACAGCTTAGACACGCAAGGATGGACGGAATTTAAGCTAGCAAGTAACACACATGGCATAAGTCTTGCTATCTTTCAGCGATTACCCTTTTACGGATCGTCTAGCGGTATTGTGTGGCAGGGAGAGACTGGTCAGAAAGACGCAGTTACCAGTACAAGCAGTGAGAACATTTCATTTAGTGGCAGGAGCGCATTTAGCTTTTTTGGTAGTAGAGCTAATTACAAAGTGTTTGCTGATATTAGACCTATTGTAAGAACCAAGCGTGGTGTGACCCTAAATCTAGGCATTGATACAGACTTTCAAAGAGCATCTACGATAACAGGAGTAACTACGTCACCTGGAACATTTACACCGTGGGGTAGTCCGTGGGGTAGTACCTGGTCGGCAGATGTAGAATATATCTTTGATAGGTTTGCAGTAGCAGGGCAAGGACACAGTGCTGCTTACCGTTTTGGTGGTTCACTAAATAATGCAACTATGCAGATACTTGGAGTAGAGATACGATATAACATGGGAGGACAGGTATAATGGCTAATGGCGCAATGAATCAAGACCCTACGCAGCAGGGTAAAGCCGCTCCTAATCCTGAGAGAATACAGCGGCGTATTGATTACCTACGGAAGAGAAATCCTCGTGATCCACGACTAAAGCAGTTGCAGACTCGTCTAAGAAACATGGGAGGCGCACAACCAGGACAGCCAGGAGAGCCTGCACAACCTACTCCGTTCGAGCAGATGAATCCTCAACAACAAATGCAAAGGCTTGGGGGTGTTGGTGGTAACATATTTGAGCGAATGGGCCAATACGCAGGACAGTTCGATCCTAGCACTATGCAGAGTTCTTATGAGCCTATTTACTCGCAAGAGATGGAACGAGCTAGGCAAAATGTTATGGAGCAGTTTGAGCGACGTATGGGGCCTGAGTTTGAAAGGCAGAACCAGGATTTTGCTCAAATGGCAGCAGAGCGAGGGTTAGATCCTAACTCTCCAGCATATCAGACATTAGCTAAGCAATTAGCGGATCGACAGGATCTAGCACGTCAAGAGGCTATGAGTTCCGCAGAGCAGGCAGCACAAGGCGTACAGTCGCAGATATATGGTCAGGCTACAGGATTAGCTACATTGCCTGGACAGATTGCTGGTCAGTTCTTAACGCCATTCCAGCTACAACAACAGCAAGCTGAACTTGCAAGGCAACGTAAGTTTGAGGCTCAGCAAGCAGAGAAAGAAAGGCAAGCAAGATTACAGCAAGCTAGGATTGGAGCTAGTGCTGGTGGACAAGGAGCCTCTCCTTATGATCGGTGGTTAGAATCGCAGGTTGCTGGTGGTTATGGCGAAGCACAAACACCTAATCCGTTTGCAGGAGCAGCAGAAGGTTTTGCTGGTGGGTTTGGTCAGGGATTTTTTAGTTAGAGGATAAAATGGCAAACGGTCAACCCACATTGTTTAACGTACCTATGAGCTTTCAGCCTGGGGAAACATTACTTGGATCTCTTGGACAGGGTATAGGAAGAGCTACGCCAGAGCTTATAAATCCTTACATGTCTACAGGTGCAGCCGTTGGTATAAGTCTAGGCAGTGTGTTGTTACAGTCTTTGCTGGGTTATCAGGCTAGACAGCAGGCAGCAGAACGAACATTAGAGCTTAACAGGCTATCTACAGCCCTAACATCCTTACCAACAGCACAGGAGCGTTCTCAGTATCTTCAGGGCTTGGGCGATACCGATCCATTAGTGCTAGGTAGATTAGGCTCACTAGCAGGAGCGTTGACCAATCAAGAGTTACAACAGAAACAATTGTTAGATCTAGAACGCTCTAAAAAGATGCTAGGCTTAGAAGTACAGGCTAGTCCGATAGGGCAGGAATTAGCGCAACAAGAACAAGAGCGACAAGTTGAGTTAATAAGAGCAAAAAATGCCTTAGATTTACAAACTAAATTCGGCGTAGCTACACCAGAGGAAGTGCCACAACGTATTGAGCAAGAACGAATTAACAAGCTGATGGGTGTAGGGACTCGTGATAAAATAGCTGATGCTCAAGGGCAATTAGGTGTTCTTAATGACATTGCACAGGATTTTCGCAAACTTGATAAGACGGCCGTTGGGTATCAAATTGACAAGCAGATACCTGGATCTGAAAGTGATCTAGCCTTTGGACGTTTGCAAGCTAATTTAAGTTCGACAGTTAGATTGCTAGGTGAAGTAGGTGTTCTTACTGATAAAGATATTCAACGAATTGAAAGTGCTTTAATTGGTTCTCGTTTGTCAGGAACAGAAACTATCGCTAATAAAATTGAGCAAACTGTCAAAGATGCTCAAATGAAATTAGACAACAAGATAGATCAATATCAAAAGTTAGCGACATCTGGAATTGAAGCATTAAAATCATCAACACAAGAAGGTGCGACCTCGACAGATAAAACCTCGCAACTACAAGCAATCCAAGAGCAAAACGCTGCGTTGTTACAAACACTAAATGAATTGAAAGCCGCACGAGGACAATAATGGATGAGGTTGATTTAGCGATTCAACAGGCTTTGCAACAACAGGAGGCTATTAAAGCTGAAATAGCTGCTTTACAAGCTAGTAGTGCAAGTTCTCCTGCTGCAAAATTAGGTATTAGTCCTGCTGAAGAAGCTAGATTACAACAGGTATATGGCGGTGCAGGACAAGCACAAAAACAATTCTTGTACGATGTAGGTTTTGGCGCAGCAGAAGCAGGTGCAGGTTTAGGCGATATTTTAGGTGCGCCACTTACTGGCCTTGCACGTTTAGCAGGAGCCGATCCAGAAACAACTAGATACTTTCCTCTCACAAAGGAACTACAAAATATAGAACAAAAAGTAGCCGCTGAGTATGGACTTGAACCAGATACTGAAACCAAAACCTTAGCATCGTTTTTAACTGGTGGCATAAAAGCTGGATTACCTGCTTATGCTGGCATGAAAACTGGAGAGGCAATTGCACCTGAATCACCTTACGCTGGCATAGTTGGAGCGTTAGCACCTGGAGCTTTAGGCGCAGCCGCAAAGGGCGCTGCTACTAAGTTAGCTCCTAGCATGGTTACAAAAGGCAAGGCACTGCAAAGAGCGCAGTTCGGATCGAGGCAGGGAGATTATACCGCCAAAAAGAACACAGTAATTGAGCTGGCAGAAGATGAATTTGTTACACAGCTAGATAAAAGCGCAGATAATTTAATTGAGCAAAAAGTATTACCCAGGACATCTGACCCAGATAAATTATATCCAGCGGTACAAACTGCTAAGAAAAATCTTGAGAAAGATATACAAGCAACTCTCAAAACTGCACAGAAAAAAGTAGGATCAATAGAGCCGCCTGCGTTTGAACGGGCAATGCAATACATCCAAGAAGGTAAAGTTCCAGCGAATGAAGTGGATGATTATTTAAAAGAAATTATTGATTTTCAAAAAGCTGTTGCACGAAAAGGAAAAGGAAGTCTTACTTATCTCAACAATCAACGTAAAGCAATTGGTGAAAACTGGAGCAACAAACCAAATGCCGACGCAGGTTTTTGGCGAGCGTTTTATCGTGACATTAAAAATCATATTGAAAAGTATGCACCTGAAATAGAAGGTTTACATAAGAAAAAACAAGATCTTGTTGTAATTGAACCTGTTATTGAACGAGCTAAAAAAGCTAATCAGTCTTTTACCGAAAGACTTAATGCTAACAAATGGTTTTATACGACTGGAACACTTGGTTTGCCTGGAGCTTACATGGCTTTAGGTCCTGCTGGCATCCCTGTAGCATTAGGACTTGCTGCCGCAGGCACTAAGCCTGGACGAATGACAATTGGGAGAGCTTTACAAGCGGCAGGTGAGCGAGCACAAGCACCTGTAACTTATGACCTAGCAAGTGCATTGCGAAGTGCTGGAGCTGCTGTAGATGTGCCTACAGAGCAAGTAACAGAAGAGGACCAAGTTCAACAGGCACTAGCGCAACAAGAACAAATAAAAGCTGAAATAGCAGCGTTACAGGCTCAAGAGGCAACACCGCAAGCTGTAACCACACCAACGGCAACAGCTACACCAGAAGCTACACAAACCATAGAAGCCACACCTACAATTACCGTAGAGGGAACTGATTACAGCATCCCTACAGGAGATAGATACGCTAGTCCCGACCTTGTTAAAGCCGTTATAGCAGTAGAGTCTAGCGGCAAGAGAGGGCAAGTAAGTTCCAAGGGAGCAAGAGGGCTAATGCAGATCATGCCAGCTACAGCCAAAGAGCTTGGCATTGATCCAACGGATCCAGAGCAGAACATAGAGGGTGGATCGAGATATTTAAAGACCCTTATAAATAGATTTGATAACGTAGAGTTAGCTTTAGCTGCGTATAATTGGGGACAAGGCAATATAGCTAATGCGTTAAAGAAGCTAAGGGGTGAGGGTAGAGAACCTACCTGGGGGAATATTAAACGATACAATCCTAGATTACCTAGTGAAACAAGAAAGTACGTTGGTAAAGTGTTAAGTAATATGAGGGCATAGTTATGGGCTTGTTAAGCTCAGTGGAAAAAGAAGCTAAATCATACGAACGCTTTATCAAGCGAATTAGTGTTGTTGCTTCTGGTTGCTGGAATTGGACAGGCGTTTTAGACCGAGATGGATATGCGCGTTTTCACAAATCAAAAAACCAACATAGAGCGCATAGAGTTAGTTATGAGTTTCACAATGGCGCTATCCCACAAGGATTAACTATAGATCATCTTTGTAAAAACAAAGGGTGTGTAAATCCAGAGCATTTAGAAGCTGTAACAAAAGAAGAAAATGCAAGTCGTCACAATGCAGAGGGTTATAAGAAGTGGTGGTCTACATTATCAAACAAAGATAAAGTTAAATTTATAGAAAAATCCAGCAAAAAAGCGTCTAAAGTAGCAGCGGCTAAAAAGCTGACAGCTACTCATTGTAGACGTGGGCATGAATGGAAACCAGAAACGACCTACATTGTGCCGAGCACAGGGCATAGGCGGTGTAATGTTTGTTTTGCAGAAGTACAAAAACGAGCTAAAGCTAAAACATCTAAAAGTGTAATTAAATCAAATAGTTAGGAGCGTATATGTCTTGGTCAGGTGGAACCTATACGAAAGGAAACAACGCAACAGGCGGTTGGACAGGTGATGCAAGCCTTGGTATCGGCATAGAAGCTGGT